AACGTCGAATTCTTTTAATGAGTCATTTAATTGCTGAAGCTCACCCCGATACTTGGAAACTTGAGAGGTTCTATCCTGGCAATCTTTTTGTAACTCACGTAATCTGCGTACTTTATCAATCATCAATAACCTCCCAAATTATATCTTCAGTTTTCTTGTTAATTTTGTTTGCAGCGATGTAGTTGGACATGTTTTGAACAAAATCCATTTCCATATCTGTATCCTTCATACGTTTAATAAAAGCTTTTGATCGGTTCTCTTTATCCTTCTTTTCCTCGATGTGATCACGCTGGACCACACCATCCTGAACTTCCAATTCAATGATATCAAATGAACCATCTTCACTGTCATAAAGATAAACAGCGGGCTTGAAATCCCATTGGTCTGCACTCATGCGCATTATTGGACCCGGATTAATCATCAAACAATCATCATCATATAGTTCAAATTGCTGATGATTATCGCCTGTGAGTATTAAATCATAATTTTTTTTATGTTTTTTGAAGAATGTTTTAGCATTACCTGTTTCGGGTGCGCCTGGAAATGGTCGCTTTTTATACCACATAAGTTCATGATAAACCAAGATATTACCCTCATTGGGTATTTCTTCTCCGAAATGAACTAAATCTATTATATTATTGAAAACAGTTGACTGTGTACCAATTAAGCCACTTTGAAACATTATTCCAATCGCTGAACGATGTAAATTATCTAAATTATGACCAGGTAAATCATGATTGCCTGCAATAGCTAAAACTAATACATCGCTATACGTTCTTAATACAGACATAAATTTTTCAATAGTTTGATTTGACACCCTTGGTTTGTCAAACACATCACCCGCAATCAAAACAACAGCATCCTCTTCTTGGGCAATCTGCAGCACTTGGTTGATTTTATTCCACTGCTTCATCCAATAGTTATCAGTTCGGCATCTTGGAGTTGTATCACGAATGTGCCAATCTGCTGTCAATATATATTTCATAAGTCCCCCCAATTCATAGGGCCAGTCTCATCAAAATCGGACCCATCATGGTAACCATCTTCTTCAACCTGATCAGCTAACTTTCTTAACAACTCAGCTTTGACTGAATCAATACCATTTGATGATGATTGAAAGTTGCGCATTTCACCATCGTCATCAAACTCAGCAACGACAATTGCAAACGCATGCATATCCGGAAGCATATCCTGAACTTTTTGGGACACTTGCTCTAAATATTCTTTACTTATTCCCATAATATTCCTTTGAGCCACATAATGGACAACCTTGGGCTTTTAGTTCTTCGAGTTCTTTTTTGGAACGCTTAAGCAAATTCTCTTCACGTTCCAACTTATTAATCAAGCCATCTATTTTTCTCAGTAGCGTTCTCATCTTACTAATGCGACGAGTGATTGTTTGATGTTTTTGATATAGACCTTCAAACCCCTCAATGGTTTTAGCAACCTTCACATACTTGGCCAGTGAATTGATTTTGCGCTCTAATAGGTCGACTTTACGAGTTATTTTGTTGATATTATCGATTTTTTCTCGGTTCTTGGCGATATCTTGGGTGATTTCGACATATTCATCATAGGCTTCGTTAAAGTCTTTTAGAGGCTCATTAAAGATCTCTTTGCGCTTTTTATAAACATCGATGTTTGTTTCATAACGTTTAATCAATTGTTCAGCGACTTGCATATCCTGTTTATTAGCTTTGACCAAAACATTTATTTTATGGTTGGAACGGTCAATAATGGAGAGGTCGACAATTTCATTAAGATAACGTGCGACCTCTCCCGAGGTAGCTGAAAACAGAAAAGCACCTGAATGTTGCGATTGGAAGTTTATTTCTTCCATGTTAATGGCTTCTTGGATGTCTTCAGGTACAACACCACGGCCGAAATTAGCAAACTCTTTTTCTTTATCGCCCTGGATAAGGAAATACTTGTTTTTATCTCCAACCTCACGAACGATTGTACAATCATTTAATTCAACTGTAACACGACAAGATTTTTCACCTTCCCTGATGAATGACTTGGCTTGCCCTGGATGATTGTTTAATAAACACCATTCAATAGCTCGCAGCACTGATGATTTACCTGAATCACTTAAACCCAATAGAACATTAAACCCATCAGCGAAATCAATAGTATCATTTTCCCATGACTGCCAATTTTCTAATGTTACAGATTGAATCATTGCTCCATATCCTCCATTGCCAACTGCCATAACCAAATGGCATCAGCGTGATTATCATCGACAGGCTGGATATCAAGTTCATCGATACAAGCTTTAATCATCATTTCTTTACTTGCATTACCTTTGCCAGTGGCATATTTTTTAATCTCACCCGCTGAATAAGCTTTGTAATCAACCTTTTCATCTTCACAAAATGATTTAAGCACACCGTGGAGTTCTGATTGGACGATTATGGAATTTTTATGCATCCCAGATGTCCTCTCAAATACAACTAAATCAGGCTTGGACAGGTTGAACAACTCTTTTAGTTTAGCTTTGAATCTTAGCAATCTTACGCCACTTGATTCATCACGTTTAATAGAGAAATCCCAAACGCCATCAGCGTCATTATTACACCAACCTGTTTTTGTGGCTACATCTAAGGCTAAAATATTCAAAATGGTAACTCCTGTACTTGATCCATTGCTTCACTATTTGCATCATCAATAAAATCTTCCCAATCCCTGAAATTTCTTAAAAAACGTTCCATCCTATATTCTTCAAACACATCATAAAGCTCATCAATATCTAATTGCTGATAGCCAATCTTAAATACACGTGTTTTTGCCATTGGCAGGGCTACCAATTGATGATTAAACTCAATCAATTCGGTTGCTGCTTGAATTTTATCATACTTTTTATAATGAGATGGAAGTTTGCCTTTGATGAATTCAATGGCTGTTTTCTCACCAACGCCTTCCACGCCTGGGACTTCATCCGTTTTACATCCACCAATCTGTTTAACCATAGTCCAATCACGGGGATTGATACCATACTCATCAACAAATGACTTCTGAGTAATCATTATCTTTTTACTCGGGCTGTAAATAGAACATGCGTTTAAACATTGGAACATGTCTTCATCGCCTGATATCATTAATGGTCTTGGATGGAAAGCATTGTTATAAACGATACTTGCCAAAACATCATCAGCTTCATAACCAACTTGTCTGAAGCTGTTTTTGACGCCAATTCTAGGAAAAATGTGCTTCCTCAGGAGGTGAAGTTGAGGAAAGCACAAATTAAGAAGCTCAATTTCATCAGGTTCACGTTCTTTATGGCGTCTATTGTATTTATACATTGGGAATATGCGTATACGTTCAGACTTAGAACTGTCCCATGCCCAACAAAAAGATGGATCATTAAACTTCTTGTACCAGGACATCATTTGGGAAAAGAAACCATATATTATCCCTGTTCCTTGGCCATCATATTCCATGAGACCATGCGTGTGCATAGACCCATAGAATATTGAACTTGTGTCGACTACGATCATTATCCGCGTCTTCTCCGAGCTCTGCGACGACGACGCGGTTGCGTTTCTTCCTCTTCATCGTCATTATCTTCAATTTCGGGCTCTTCAACAGGTTCTTCAACCTTTTGTTTACGAACGCGACGCTTGCGCTTTTGAGGTTCAGGTTCTTCTAATACCTCAGATACATCAACACGCTCTTCCTCTTCAAGGCCCAAATCTTTTAAGTTAGTGTCTTTAATGTCATCCTGTTCGTGATACCCATCACCATCGCAGGGGTCGCACTTTTTACCATCTTTTTTACCAGTGTTGCCACAATCATCACAATCTACTGTACCTGGTGGGATAGTAGCTTTTTTATCATTGCTAGATTTGGTAGTAGTTTTATTTTTGCCCCTGGCGCGTTTTGGTTCAGACTCTTCTTTAGTGGCTTCCTTTGTCTCAACTTCTTTTTCAACTTTTACTTCTTCTTTTACTTCTTCGGTTTTTTTCTTTGCTCGTTTAGCGGGTTTTGGTTTATCTGCTTCGGTGAACACTTCTTTAACAAACTGTTCAGTCTTCAAATCCATAGTCACACAATATTGAATGACTGAACCATACACTTTTGCTAAACGAACATCTTGAGGTAATTTTGAGTCCAGTAGTGTTTTTTCAACATCTTTTCTTAAATCTTCGTGCGTCATGATTAATACTTCCTTTTTCTTTTCAGTTTCAGTTTATCCTCGAAATCGTCCCACTGTTCAGCGACAAATTCAGCAAAGTCTTCCTCATAATCGCCTTTTTCGATGTGACTAATTAATTTTTGTTTACTCATCTTACCCCAAGGTGATTCAAACGATGTGGCTTTCTTACCCCAAAAACCAATGTCTTGCAGGCAATTAATTCCAGAAACGATTGAATCAACACCGTAATCCAAGTAAAGCGGGTAAATAGCTTCACGTTTACGACCATTAAACTTATTCTTGGAGACTTTGGCTTTAACTTCATGGCCAATTTCAACCTTCTTACCATTGACGGTCTTAAACAATGATTTGGTTCTTGCGAGCCAAATAACATGACAGGCATAGAAATCCAATGCTTTACCACCGTTCCTGGTCTTTTTCCTCATGGTCATTGGGTTGATATTCTCCCGAGTTTGGGAGATTACCAATAAGAATGATTTTGTTTTCTGCAGCCGACTAATTGCCATCCTGAATAATTCAGATGCACCCTTGGCTTTCCCAGTTCCATAACTACCTGAAACCTTTTTACCCTTGGCTTCATTATCCATCTTTTCTATTTCAGCATCATCACTTAATGCATCAAATGAATCTAAAATATAAATAGTTGGACGCTCCAGGGCGTTCCATAGATTTGATTTGAAATCCTGAATCGTTCTTGAGCCGAAATCATCATCTTCAGTGCAGCTATGTGGCTTTTTAATGCGTTCAGACAGTTCATCACCAAAAAAGTCATCATCAAAGAAATCGATGTTTTCAGGGTTGTCATAGACAAAATCATATCCGTCCAATGATTCTTCCAAATGACATTCAGCAAACAACGTTTTAGCTTGGACTGTCTTACCTGTTGCCTCATCGCCAATGATGTTCATGAATGTCCCGCTACAACCGCCATAAAATGGATTGCCAGTTGCAGCAAGATTCAAATACGTGCAACCAAGTGGGATATCAGCGACTTTTTCTTCTTTGACTTTTTTTGTCATATTAACCTGAACAATTTGTTTAGTAAGTTTTTTCAAGAAAAGGAACCTTTAGTTAAGCAATTGGGAGTCACTTGGGGGAAGTACTAAAGGTTCCAAATTTATGCCTAGAATGTAATATTTCGAGATTTTATATTGATTTTTTATACTTATTAATAATACCATTAATAAGATCATATTGATCTCGACATTTATCCCATAAATCACATTCATCACAGTCATCATCAAATTCACCGCTCATGCAGTCCTGACCAAACACATGCCCCGAAGGGCATGTATCCTTAGCGGTCGGATCATCTAATTTTTTTTTGAGCGTCTACGTGACGAACGTTTCTTTTCTGGTGCTGAATATGACTTAACATCTGCAATATTCAAGAATTCGATGTCTTCTTCACCTTCAACGCGAATCTGAATCTCATCACCCTTTGGTGGGATTGATGTAATTTCAGCCTCTAAATCGTCACCATCTTCTTCAAAGATGATAGTACCACCAACTTCCAATGATGATTTACCACCATCACTTACCTCTTCAAGCTCTTCTTCAGGTTCTTCTTCAGGTTCTTGCTTGCGGGAACGACGACGGGAACGTTTTGGTTTTTCTTCAGGTTCCTCTTCAGGTTCATCGTCATCAACTTCGTCAACACCACCATCATCCATGCCCTGATGTTCTTCCACAAGCTTCATAAGCTCATCAGCATCAGTGTATTTAATAATTGCATCAAGATCATAACAATCATCAACAATAGAATCATCAAGGTCTTCTGCTTCAACAAAAGTAATTTTATCAGCCTTTAGATACTTAAATGTACCTGTTGATTCTTCAGCAAAACGAACTTTGATAGAATAACCTTCTTCAAGCTCAGTATATGCATCATACTGCTCATCTTCATCACATTCAGTATCAAGAAGCTTTTGGAAGCAGTAAAAAGAGATTTCCCAAAGTAAAACTTCATCAGGATCATCTGAATCTAAATCTAACACGTTATAAAGCATACGCTTTTTGCTATAGAACTCTTTGGCTTCTTCTTCATCAATGATTTCTTCACGAAGCAAATTGGAAACGTGGGCTCTTAATTTTTTACGGGCTGCTTCAGTGGGCGCAACAGTTGTTTCGTTTGCACCTAAACCAAAGATAACTTCAACTTCTTTTTCCCAATAAAGTTCACCAGGCTCTGCATTCTTATGGTCATCAACTGTGACTTCATAAGGAATAATACGAAGGTGATGCGTTCCCTTTTTAGGCTTGAATAATTTCGCTTCAGCATTTAACCAATCAAATGATTTATCCTTGTCACGATCTTCGCGTGATTGACGACGACGGTCACGATTTGAACCGTACCTTGACTTACCCTTTGAAGCTCTAGAGGATTTGCCCTTGCTTTTGCTTGAGCTTCTTCCTGAGCCACGACTTGTCCGACGTGCCATAATTATGTACTCCTAGTTTTTTTAGGCTTATTTTGCCTTTTTTGTTTTCTGTTTTCACGAATTTCACTATCGATACCATCATCCATGTCGGAGAAGTATCCCATTCCAAATAGCTTAACCATTGCTTCAAGTGCCATTTTCTTAGCCTGGATAGCAAACACTGCACCATTTATTGTGTCAAACTCAAATTGGGCATTTATATGATCTTCCTTGGCTTCTTTGTATAAAACATGGTCTCGGTAATAAGCTTCTTTGTTGGACTCTGTTGGTTTTACCCCGCTTCCTAAAACTTCAGGGGTTTTGGCGACTTGTAATAGAAGTTGAGAACGGACTGTTTTGACTTTCTCGTCAGCTTTAAGCAAATCCTCTTTTGCTTCAGCAGCAGCTTCGGAATAAAGCATGATTAAAGTCGGCAATCTTAACCATTCACCCTCAAGGTCGTGACGATCAATCTGAACGTCACGTTCATAATCTAATTCATCAATATCTGTCATTTAATGACTCCCAATGTTGTTGTTGCTATATTATTATCACAATATTAGCAATTTTTAATCACTCATCATGAAAAACGTCATAAATTGATGCGCCTAACCCTGCACGACCTGTATCAAAGTAGTTTTGACTAAAACATTCGATTACATGCCTGGCATGATCTCTCTGTTTTCCTGTGAGTACTTTTGCATAATAAGCTAAAACCATACGTCGAACACCTTCAGGGTCATCTTTAATTGATTGGAAGATTTTAATTGCATCGAAATAATCACCCTTTTCACCAACTGCCTTACATAAATCAAAAGCTTTAACTTCAGCACTTTTATAACTACTTAAAGCAGCTTCTTCAGCTTCTTCTTTTAGGTCGATAATTTGCTCCAAAATAGTAAGAGCTTCACGTGATCCACCTTCAGAATTTTTAATAATAAAGTCCAAAGAAGCATTAGCTATCGATTTATCTTCTTTTTTGCAAATATAATTAATCAAATCAGCCATTTGTTGATCACTAAGTGGCTTTGTTTCGAACTCAACACAACGAGTTCTAATTGTCTTTTTGACCTTAGTTGGTTCAGTTGTACATAAAATATAAAAACAATTCTTTGGAGTGTCTTCAAATAATTTAAGCAGCGCGTCTTGGGCATCCTTAGTCAATTGGTGAGCTTCATCAAAAATAATACATTGCATCCCTTTGAACCTGGAATTTTGTATAATCTCCCTAGATGAATCAATGCCTCTGAAACTGGCATTGTTCTTCTCTTCAATCTCATGATCTTCACAACCCAATTCTTTAGCCACAATACGAGCTAATGTTGTTTTACCTGTACCTGATGGACCATGAAATAAATAAACATGGGGCGGATCTTCTTTATCCAAAAGTGGGTCAAGTGATTTTAATGTTGCTTTATTACCAAAAACTTCATCTAATGTTTGTGGTCTGTATTTTCTGTATAACATTGTTATCTCCTAATAAAAAATAAATTGATTTTTGTTGATCCATTCGTTAATGATGATTTTAATCCTAAACAACTTCATTCCTCTGGTTATAGTGATCGCACCTGGAGGTTGGTTTGTTAGTTTGCTATATGTCTCTGTTGACATCGTAACATGTTCAGGGTAACATCCATTATTATTGCAATAATTCATAATGTTTTGCGTAAACCTATCCTTCATAACCACCTCAATTATAAAGAATTACAAGACGCTCAACATATTCATTATAACGAATATAAAGAATGGTATCCGAGACTGTACACTCATAATGACCATACTCTTTTTGGCGTATGTATTTCGGGTTAATGTTAAACATCACTTCGTCGCCTTTATACTTGATTGCAGCAACCTCATTAATCCAACCTGAACGACCTTCAAGATCAAATTCAATTTCACCATCAGATAGTTTAATTTGAACAGTTGGGTCAATATCTTTTGGGGATAAAGTGACTAATCGGTCAACGATTTCATTGATGTCATTCGGTAATTGAAAATCAACAGCACCATCAAACGCTTCAAAGAAACCATCAATCTCTGGAATGTTATCGACAGTTAAGCGACAACCAACAATAGTGCTTTTATCATCCATCGAAAAGAAAATCCATTTATCACTAATATGGAAATTGGTGACATCATATTTAATGATTTCCTTGGCTGAATCTTTGGTGATGGAAAAATCGCCAATGTCATCAATGATACACCTGGTCATTCTATAACCATCAGTAGATAAAATAGTTCCATTACGACATGCTACATCACAAAACTCAATCTTACTAAGGTCATCAGATGCGGTATCAATACAAAATGTAATGGATTCCTTAAAATTAGGTGGTGTTTCATCCCAATCCTCAATCTCATCTAAATCAAATGGGATTGGGTCGCTTTCCATTGTGTTTATTCCAACCTCGGACTTCCCTGACAGGATAACAATCTGATTCTCTTCCTGTTCAATGATAACCTCTTTAGTTCGATATGTTTTTAATATATCTAAAAGCTCTTGAGATGGGACTGTACAATCAAGTTCATCCCATGACCCTTCAATTGGATCAGGTATTTCTGCTTCAACGAACATTTCATCATTAAGCGTTCGCACATAACCTTCTCTAAACGAGAAAGCTTTACCTTGGCCACCAAGTGCGGGTTTTGTCGCATTGAGCATTGATATAAACTTTTTTCTATCAACTCTCATTTTTTTTCACCATCCTTGGTGGAAATGCAGGCTTCAATTCCTTTTGAGGGATTATATTGGTTTTTGTCATGGAGTTGATGAATCTAACTTTGATTTCATTAGCTAAATGAGTTCTTAGAAATTGTTCATCTATAAAATCAACAACTCTTGTATAATCATCAACATTAGGTTCTTTT